GACAAGGCATGCAAAAAGCGCAGGAGCATAAAGAAATCCCCGTCAGAGCGAAAGCGCTGACGGGGATATGAGAAAGGGAACACGTGAAAGCCGTGTCAAAATTATACCATAATCGGGAGGATTTGTCAATATGCGCTCGATCTGTAATAGACAATGCTTTCGGTGCAAGCACCCTGACTGTATCAATGACGAACCGCCGAGCCTGAAAGAGATTGCTATTATCGAAGCCGATAACCGGTATGTGCAGTGGTCGAGGCTGACTGCTGAGGAAAAGAGAAAGCGAGAAGTCTGGAAGGCGTACCGCAAGACATATCAAGCAAAGCACAAGGCAGAGATTGATGCCAAGAGGCTTGCGAATAAACAGCGTGCCTATGAGCGCACTATAAATTGGCGAAAGAAGCGTCGGGAAGGTGCTGCCATATGAAAAGCAATTGGAAGGTCTACAAACCGCAGGATCTGGATGCGATATCGAAAGAAGCTGCACGGAAAGAGGTCGAAAAGTATCATGACAAGTTTGCTGCTGTGATAACTTATGAAACCTTTGCCGTCGTCTGTAAGGTGCTGCACGAGGACTTTGGTTTCGGTAAGGAGCGGCTGCAAAAGCTGAAAGATCATTTCGAGGATGAGGCTATGCTCATCGAAAACGGAGTGATGGGGAAGGAATACCGAGCCGGTCAGGTGATCGAGTGGCTGAAGTCCAAGTTCGGCATTGATCTGTACAAGTCAAAGTTCGACTAAGTGCTCAAAAAATGCGTTTAAGTGCTAAATTTCATACCAAAGATTGTGCATTTTGTCAATAGAAAAAAATGGATAATTATGGTAAAATATTCATGTCGGTCGGTATTAGCGGTGCTGACAGGCAACACAAGTGAATATTGACCGACAAACCGTATTGTGCGTAGAATGCCGCTAACATTCTTGCACAGTGCGGTTTTTGTTTTGGAGGTATTTCTACATGGAAGGATTTACGAAAATCACAGGAGATATGCTGAATGATGCAGACAGCATGTTTGATCTGCTGGATGATTTGCCGAGCAATGTGAGATGGCAATTCATTGGCATTTGCAGCGATAGGGAAATGCTGCTTTTGCAAAGTCTGGTAGATTGTGAAAGCCCTATCGAACAGCAGCTTGCTTTGGAGCTTTGCAAGGTTCTCGAATCTGCCGAAATCCCTGTTTTGATCGAAAGTATTTATATTGACAACAATCGTGAGGTATGTACAAGCGGTCATATTTACAGGGCTGATTTTCTGGTATCGGTGAAATATTGGAACGGCTGGAAATACTATGTCGTTGAATGCGACGGACATGAGTTTCACCAGAAAACGAAAGAGCAAGTCGAGAAGGACAATGCAAGGCAAAGGGACTTGCAGGCGAGCGGTTATACTGTTATTCGTTTTTCTGGTACAGAGATTTACCACAAAGCGTATCGGTGCGCTATGGAGGTCAAAAGAATCATCCAAGCGCCTGCGATTAAGTGGGTAGAAAGGGCGATGAAAAATGAGCAAAATCAAAGATGAAAATTTCTATCAGGTTTCTGGATGGATGCTCAATCGTCTGGAATTGAAGGGAATTGCGCTTGCGGTTTATGCAATTATATATGGCTTTACTCAGGACGGAGAGAGCCGGTTCACTGGCAGCATAAAATACCTTTGTGATTTCACAGGAGCGAGCAAGCCTACGGTCATGAAGGCGCTGAATGATCTGACTGAAAAAGGCTATATTCAAAAATATGAGATTGAGAGGAACGGCGTTCGATTCTGCGAATACCAAGTTTCTTTACAGGTGGTAAAGAATCTTTACCGCCCCGGTCAAGAAATTTTACCGGGGGGTGGTAAAGATTCTTTACCGGGGGGTGGTAAAGAAACTTTACCTAATAATAAAATATCTGATAATGAAAAATTGAAAGAAAATATATATACAATCATTTCGCACCTGAATGAAAAAGCCGGAACACATTATCGAAGCGAAACACCTTCAACTGTTCGACTGCTGAAAGGGCTTTTAACCGGAAGTCAACCGTTTACAGTTCAAGACTGCATTACGGTCATTGACAAGAAGTGTGCCGAGTGGCGCGGTTCTGAAATGGAGAAATACCTGCGACCGGAAACACTGTTCGGCGGTAAATTTGAAAGTTACTTGAATGCAAGGACAAGTATGAGACCGCAGCAGCCTCAACAGCCAAAACGTGTTGCTGATGAAAACGAATCAATCAATCATACCAAGAGCTTTATTGAAAGCCTTGATATATACGAGTAACGGGAGGCGATGAGGAATGACACAGCTCAATGATCTGGTCGGAAAGATTATCTCGAATGCGAATGCACGAGCACCGTCTCCGAGGGCTGAGTATCTTGCAGACGATGGGCTGCTCCACTGTTCCGAATGTGGGGACGCTGTTCAATGCCGAATCAATGTATTCGGTGAAGAAAGGACCGTCCGCTGCATCTGTGGCTGCATCAAGGCTGAAATGGAGGCAGAAAAAGAGAGGGAGCGGCAAGAACAGATTGAGCGGAACAGGCAAGACTGCTTTGAAGGCGCAGACATGATCAACTGGACTTTCGACAAAGATGATATGCAGCAACCTAAGCTGTCAAAAGCCATGCGGCGATATGCAGACGGTTTTGATGAGTTTCGGGAAACTGGTAAAGGGCTGTTGCTCCACGGCTCTAACGGGACGGGAAAGACCTTCTACGCCTCTTGCATTGCCAATGCCCTGATTGATTCCGGATGGCGGGTTCTGGTTACAAACTTTGCACGGATTGTGAATCAGCTTCAGGGAATGTACGAAGGCAAGCAGGAGTTCATCGACGATCTGTGCAAGTATTCTCTGCTTGTGCTGGATGATCTCGGAGCGGAGCGGCAGTCTGAGTACATGCAGGAGCAAGTATTCAACATTGTGAATGCTCGATACTGCTCAGGGCTGCCGTTCATCGTAACGACGAACCTGACCATTGAGGAAATCTCAAAGCCGCAGGATTCCGGCAGGGCGAGGATTTACAACCGGATTCTGGAACGGTGCTATCCGATAGAGGTCAACGGCATTGACCGGAGAAAAGCAAAGCTCAAAAGTGATTTCCCCGATATGGGTGCGAAATTGGGGCTTTCCGATTGATTCTAGGCGGGGCAAACGGTTTATTGGTGAAATTAGACCTTGAAACGAAACGCCCCGCAAAACGCCCTTAAAATTGAAAATAGGGGCATTCGTGAAATGGAGGTATAAACATGCTTGCGAAGAAATGCGATCGGTGCGGCTGTCTCTTTGAGACTTATAACAGCAAGAAGGACGAAAAACATCCGAACGGCTTTCGGTTCGCAAATATTGACAAGTGGGGGCAGAATTTTTCTCACTCGACCATAGACCTCTGCCCGAAGTGTATGGACGAGCTGCTTGCGTGGTGGAATGGAGGTACAAGCAATGGATGCAATGAAGTGTGACCGGTGCGGTTCTTTTTATGAAAGATACGGCAGTTCTACACAGGCAAACACATTGTATATTCAAAACAAAGATTTTACAAGTCGCCAAAAGTGCGATAAAAAATATGATCTTTGTCCGTGCTGCATGAAAGCAGTTCAGGAGTGGGCAGAAAATAAGATTGGAGGTTCTGAAAATGCCGAGGATTGAAGAAGCCGGATGCTACGGATGCGATCATTCTGATTGGGATGCGGACGGATGTACTTGCGGACGTACAGGTCTCTATGTTATAAATCCGTCAACAGTTTGTCCTGATTTTGAGCGGACAACAATCTGCGATGATACTGTCGAGCTGCACAAGGTATCAAGCAGACCGAAGTCCGAGCAGTATGTCTGCACGAGCTGCGGAGAGTTCTGCTATTATCCTCACTGCAAGAAGGGGATTCAGTACCGATTCTGTCCTAACTGTGGAAAGGTGGTGAGAGGGTATGCCTGAAGTCAGACTGATTGACGCGAATGCGCTGAAACCTGAAATGGAAATCCTAAACACAGCAGATATATACCTCGTATTCCATATCATTGACAACGCGCCTACAATCGAAGCCGAACCCGTGCGGCACGGGCGGTTATGTGGCTGCGGGATGCTATGGGGATTGACCTCAACAAAGGAGAGTGAAACATGAACAGCGAATTGATGCAAAAGGAGAAAGACGCTATCGAACGGCTGAAAGCGTTTGAACCGAAAGACGGTGAACCGTATTATCTCTGCTATTCAGGCGGCAAGGATTCAGATGTTATCCGCATTCTGGCACAGCTTGCAGGTGTACGGCACGAGATTCATCACAACCTGACTACGGTTGACGCGCCGGAAACAATCGCATATATCAAAACAATCCAGAATGTGATGATTGATAAAGCGCGGTATGATGACGGTACACCGAAAACAATGTGGAATCTGATACCGAAAAAGAAGATGCCGCCGACACGGATTGTTCGGTGGTGCTGCGCAGAACTGAAAGAAGTTGGCGGCAAAGGTCGGCTGAAAATCACAGGCGTTCGGTGGGATGAATCGCAGAAGCGCAAGGCTAATTCAGATGTTGTCAATGTGATTGGCAGACCGAAAGAGACACAACGCTTCTTTGAGGAGAACAATATAAATTTTCAATTAACAAATTCGGGGGGGGTGGTATTGAGCGTACAATCAGGAAATAATGAAGCATTACGAGATCAAGCGGACATTGTTCATCATTGTTACCGTGACAGGTCGGTGACCGTAAATCCTATTGTTGACTGGACTGACAGGGATGTATGGGACTTCCTACATCATTACGGATGCGCCGGAAATCCGCTGTATCAGTGCGGAGAGAAACGAATCGGCTGCATTGGCTGCCCGCTATCGGGCAGCAAGCGGCAGAAAATGGATTTCATGCGTTATCCGAAGTACAAAGCAAATTATATCAAAGCATTTGACAAGATGCTGAAAGCACGGAAAGAAGCAGGATTGACGAATACGCAGAACTGGCAAACCGGACTTGATGTATTCAAGTGGTGGCTTGGTGAGAATGTTGATCAGTTGACGCTATTTGATGAAGATGAACTGTATGAAATCCTGTCCGATATGGGCGGATAATAGCGAAACAAACCGTAACAGCGCATATCAGCGCATAGCAAGCGGAAAGGTGGATACAATGGGATATTATTCAAGAACAGACTTAATCAGAGCAATGACGGACGAGGAGCTTGTCGATGCAATCGGGCTATCATGCCAGAGATGCGCGTATTATTATAGCCGGAAAGATTATGACAAAAAGAATTTATGCAGAGAGGGAAATCTTGAATGGCTCAAACAGGAGGTAAGCGAAGATGATTGACGAATCTGAAGTAAAGCGCATCGTTCAAATCACGATCAAAGAACTGAAAAAGCAAGAGCTTATGCGTGATGCTGAGAGCATTGCGTATAAGGAAATCTCGGAGCGGCTGAATGCTTATTATATCGGGATTCATGACGATGATCTGCAAGCGGTTCTGGACGAATTGAAGGACGACCGCTATTTCGACATCATCACGATGTTTTACTTCGAGCGCTACACCGTTGAACAGATTGCGGAGCAGCTCGATGTGGATGTGCGGACTGTCAGCAGAAACAAAAAGCGGCTCTGTCTGGATATCTACATGCGGCTGATCTGAAAATTATTCTGGAATAATGTTCCACGTGGAACAACCCGTGCATATTGTGCGGGTTGTTTTTTTGTCTATGGTGTCGCATGTCGCCCATTGACACCATTGAGATAGCGAAAAATCTGAATATAATAAAAACAGAAAACGCAGTAAAAATTGTGCGAGGTGATCTTTATGGAGTTTCAGAATTATATCAAGCCCGAATTGCTGATTCTGGTTCCGGTGCTGTATGTCATCGGCATGATGCTGAAGAAAACAAAGCGTGTTGACGACCGAATGATCCCTGCTATTCTTGGCGAGATCGGAATGGTGCTTGCAATGCTGTGGGCAATCAGCACGGAAGGTCTGAGCGGCATCGGTGTATTTACCGGCATGACGCAGGGGATTCTTGCAGCCGGTATGGCCGTTTACACCAATCAGCTTGTGAAGCAGTCGAGAAAGGGGAAATAATGGACAGCACGATCGTTGTGGGTGTGCTGAGCTTTCTCGGCACAATTGCCGGTTCATTCGGCGGCATGAAGCTCATGAGCTATCGCATTGAACAGCTCGAAAAACGTGTTGACAAGCATAACAACGTGATCGAGCGGGTTTATAATCTGGAAAGAAAAGATGCGATTCAGGACGAGCGGATTGCAGAAATCGAGAGAAGGGGCGGGAACGCATGAACATCATCGACCTGAGTGTTGACGAGCTGATTCCGTATGAAAACAATCCGAGAAAGAACGACGAGGCGGTTGACAAGGTTGCTCTGAGTATTTCCGCTTTTGGGTTCAAAGTCCCGATTGTGATTGATGCAAACAATGTGATCGTGACCGGTCACACTCGCCTGAAGGCTGCGAAGAAGCTGGGGCTCAAAACTGTTCCCTGCATCAAGGCTGATGATCTGAACGAGGAACAGATCAAGGCTTTCCGGCTTGCCGACAACAAGGTTGCTGAGTTCTCCGAATGGGACGAAGAAAAGCTCATGAAAGAGCTTGAAGCGCTGGGCGATATTGATATGTCGCTTTACGGTTTCCAGTTCCCTGATGATGACGAGGGCGAGGGAGAGGACGACACGTACTCTGATGCTACGAACATCCCGCAGTATGATGTTCAGGGCGAAGTGCCTGACCTTTCGGAGCTGGTAGACGAGGCAAAGACCAACGAGCTGCTGGACGAGATCGAAAATTCTGATCTGAGCTACGACGAAAAGGCTTTCCTTCGGAAGGCTGCGCAGCGGCATCTGGTATTCAATTACAAGAAAGTCGCTGAGTATTATGCAGCGGCAAGTCCTGAAATGCAGGAGCTCATGGAGAAATCTGCGCTCGTGATCATCGACTACAATGACGCTATTATGAACGGTTACAGCAATCTGTCTCAGAAGATTCAGAAAATGCTGGAGGCTGACAAAAATGCGTGATGATTTTGCGGTTTTCCTGATTACGCACGGGAGACCGCACAATCAAATGACATTAAAGACCTTGCAGAAGGGCAATTACACTGGCAGGGTATATTTCATCGTTGATGATGAGGACGAGACGAAAGACGATTATATCAAACTTTATGGCGAGGAAAATGTCAAGATTTTTCACAAGTCTGAATGGTTTGATATTGGCGACAACCTGACCGACCACAAGGGCGTTCCGGTATATGCCAGAAATGAATGCTTCCGTATTGCAAATGATCTCGGCTTGAAATACTTTGTGCAGCTTGACGACGATTATCCGGCTATCATCTTGCGATATGATGATGGCGAAAAGCTGGCGAAGAAAGATGTAACCGATTTCGATTATCTTTTTGATGCCGTTTGTGATTTTCTTTCGATCAGTCCAATCACTTGCGTTGCTTTTGGCGTAGCTGGAGACTTTATCGGAGGGCGAAAATCAAAGTATCAACAGCGGATATATTTCAATGCTCGAAATTCGTTCTTTTGCAAGACTGAAAGCCCGTTTCAGTTTCTGGGGCGTGTAAATGAGGACGTAAGCACTCCGGCATGGCACAACATGACAGGGCGGCTTTTCCTGACCGTTCTCGATGTTATGGTATTTTTACACGACCATGATAAAAACAGCGGCGGTTCGACAGACCAGTATAAAAATCTCAGCCTTTACTGGAATTATTTTTATCCGGTCATGTATGTGCCGTCAGCAATCAAAATCAGCGGGAAATCTGGTGCGATAAATAAGCAAGTCAGCTATGAAAATCTTGTGCCGAAGATTCTCAATGAGAGGTGGAAAAAGTGAGAGCCGATTTCGCTGTATTCATCATCACTCATGGCAGAGCTGGTCATATATCTACTCTGAAGCCGCTCAAAGACGGCAATTACAGCGGAAAGCTGTATTTCCTGATTGATAACGAGGACGATCAGGCAGACGAGTACAGAAGGCTTTACGGCGATGAAAACGTGGTCGTGTTTGATAAGCAGAAAGCCTTTGAAGAATGCGACACGATGGAGCTGACAGGCGAGAAGAAAGCAATCGTCTTTGCCCGTAATGCGATCTTTGAAGTTGCAAAGGGTTTGGGGCTGCGGTATTTCCTGATGCTGGAGGACGATTTCACCGACTTCATGTATCGTTTCCCTGAAGGAAAAAAGCTCGGCTATGCTCCGTGCAGGCGGCTGGATGATCTGTTCGAGGCGATGATCGAATTTCTCAATGCCTCTGGCGCTTTGACAATCGCATTTGCTCAGGGCGGTGACTTTATCGGCGGCGTAAATTCTCAGAACTTCTACAAGGGGTTGCTGCGGAAGTGCATGAACAGCTTTTTCTGTGATGTGGAAAAGCCAATCAACTTCAGAGGCACGATGAATGAGGATGTAACGACGTACACGACGCTTGGTAGTCGTGGCGAGCTTTTCTTTACTGTGACGAAAGCAAACATCGTGCAGAAGCAGTCACAGTCTGTCTCTGGCGGTATGACTGAGGTTTACAAGGACAGCGGCACATACCAAAAGAGCTTTTATAGCATCATGTCAATGCCGAGCTGTGTCAAGCTGGCTATGATGGGCGATAAGCACTATCGCATTCACCACAACGTCAACTGGACTTGTTGCGTGCCAAAAATCCTGAACGAGAGGTGGAAGAAAGATGCAAAACATAACGGCAAATAAGCTGTTTCAATATCCTGAGAGAATGGCGGGAGATTTTCGCCCGATTACGGCTGATATCTTTCTGACGAATTATTGCAATAACAAATGCTCTTGGTGTACGTATAACCGCTGGGAGCTAGATCCTGCATCAATTGGCATGAAGTTTGAGGATTTCAAGCGTTATGTCGATAAGCTCATTTCGCTGGGTGTGCAGGGCGTGATCTTGACCGGAGGCGGCGAGCCTACGATCAACAAGGACTTTGACCGAATCACCGAGTATCTGGAAAAGCTGGGCATCCATTACGGGATCAACACGAATTTCAACAAGCTGCGGCTGTTCAAGCCTGATTATTTGAAAGTGTCGCTCGACGGCTATGACGAAGAAAGCTACGAGCGGGTGCGGAAGGTCCGTGCGTATGCCAAAGCGATTGAGAATCTCCGGACATATATCGACTGGAAGAAGGTAAACAGCGCGAAAACGAATGTCGGCATTCAGATGGTTGTCACAGATCCCGACGATGTATTTCGATTCTATCAGGCAAACTCGTGGCTTGACGTTGATTATATCGTTTATAGACCGGTCGAAAGCACGAACGGCTCTTATTATACCGCTGAGAATGCTGCGGACGTTGTGCGGTCTGTACGAGCGATCAAAGAGCTTGGGAAAAAGGACAAGCGTGTCATTCTCAATTATAAGTGGGAACACCTCAACACGAGGTTTGAAAACTGCTCGGCTCATTGGGCGCAGATCGCGGTCGATGAAAAAGGGAATGTCATTTACTGCTGTCATAAACCGTATGAAATTGTCGGGCATATCATGGACGATGATATTCTGGAGAAATATGCGGCAGCTCATACCGATATGAGCATGTGCGATGTTCCATGCCGTCTGACCGCTCCGAATCTTGTCTTTGATGAAGTCACGAAGCCTGTTTCCAATGCTCAATTTATTTGACATAAATGTGATAAATGGAAATTGAAAAAGGGGCGAGGGCGTGGGCAGAAAAAGCAAGTACGAAACACACGTAAAGCCCTATTTGAGCCAAATCGAGGAATGGTATCAAGACCTTGACGAGCAGCAGATAGCTGTCGAACGGCTTGGGATCGCAGTCTCGACCTTTGAAAATTACAAAAAAAAATATCCTGAGTTGCGGGAGGCTCTGAAGAAGGGCAGGCAGCATCTTGTCGGTGAGCTCAAAGCAAGTCTGAAGAAAAAGGCGAAGGGCTTTTATTACGAGGAAACGAAAACAAGCATCCGCGAGGAAAATGGAAAGCGTGTTCAGGTTGTTGAGAAGTACAAGAAGTACGCTCAGCCTGATACCGGCGCAATTCATCTGCTGCTGAAGAATTACGATCCGACTTGGACGAATGACGACCAAACGACGATTGATCTGAAGCGGGAGCAGCTGGAGCTTGCGAAACAGAAGGCCGAAAACGATAACTGGTAGGAGGTATGGAAAATGAAGGGTATCGACGTATCTGTTCACAACGGCACGATTGACTGGAAAAAGGTCAAAGCTGCTGGTATCGAGTTCGTTATCATTCGGGCTGGATATGGCAGGACAATCAGCCAGAAGGATAAGACCTTCGAGGCGAATTACAAGGGCGCAAAAGCGGCTGGGCTGAAGGTCGGTGCGTACTGGTATAGCTACGCTGCGTCTGCTACTGATGCCGCTCAGGAGGCTGCTGCGTGTATCGAAGCGATCAAGGGCAAGCAGTTTGAAATGCCCATCTATTTCGACATTGAGGAACAGAAGCAGTTCAACAATGGCAAGGCTTTCTGTTCTTCTCTGGTCAAGACCTTCTGCAATGCCCTTGAAAAAGCAGGATATTTCGCCGGATTCTATACAGGCAGATATGCCGTGATGCATTACATCTCTGAGGATGTTGCGAAGCGCTATGCCTTCTGGGTTGCTGAGTGGGGCAAGAAGGTCAACTACGGCGGCAGCTATGGCATGTGGCAGTATTCCAGCACTGGAAATGTGGACGGTATCAAGGGCAGCGTGGATATGGATACTTCATACGTGGATTATCCTGCGATCATCAAGCGTAATGGTCTCAACGGCTTCAGTATGGAAAACACAAAGCCGACTGCGCAGACCTATACTGTGCAGGATGGCGACACGCTTGATTCTATTGCACAGAGGTTCAATACGACTGCTGCTGATCTTGCCAAAAAGAATTGTCTTATCAAGGCAGGACAGGTTCTGAAGGTATGATGCGTATGTATACGATCTATTCATTCTATCGCAGCAAAGAGTGGGAAGGGCTGCTCAAACAGCTGAGGATCGAACGCCTCAACGATGAAGGTCAGATTATCTGCGAGCACTGCGGAAAGCCTATTACGAAGGCGTATGACATGATTGGTCACCATAAGAAAGAGCTGACCGAGGGCAATGTCAATGATCTGAGTATCAGCCTCAATCCTGAGAATGTGGCGTTTGTTCATCACCGCTGCCATAACTTCATTCACAACAAGCTCGGCTATGCTGTACGGGAGGTCTTTCTCGTGTATGGTGCTCCGCTGAGTGGCAAGACAGAATGGGTGCGGAAGAACATGAGCAAGGGCGACCTTGTGATTGATCTCGATAACATCTGGCAGTGTGTCTCTGGCTGTGACCGCTATGTCAAGCCGAAGCGCCTGAATGCTGTTGTGTTCAAGATGCGTGACGAGCTGCTGAATGCGGTTCGGTATCGGCTTGGTAAATGGAATAACTGCTATATTATCGGCGGTTATCCGTTGAGCAGCGAGCGGGAGCGGCTATGCAGAGAGCTGGGAGCTCGTGAGGTGTTTATCGAAGCGACCAGAGATGACTGCATCGCACGGCTTGAAAAGGACGAAGGCCGGAAGAAAGATGAATGGACAAAGTTCATCGACGACTGGTTCTCCAAGTATACGCCCCCCCTTGACGAAACCGCCTGACCTGACGGGGGAC